GAAGTCCGTCGCGATCACGTCCACGACGGCGACGACCTCGGTTTTGCCGACCATGACCTGCGAGCTCGACCGGCCCTGGAACGTGGACACGGTTCTTTTCACGGCGGCCGGCACGATCAGTTTCGTCGGCTCGGCGCCTTGAGCATACGCCTTCTCCATGGCGTCACCGATGAGCTTTTCGGTGAAGGCCACCTGAGAGGCGCCCGCAACCGCCGCCCAGGCATCCGTTGCCAGCGCCGGCAGTCCCGTCTTGACGATCGCGACGGCATCGCCGGCGGCGCCCGGCACACCGGCGATCGTGCGGCCGACGCCGCGGGCGATCTGGTGCGGCAGGCTTTCCGTCTTGCGCGGCGTCGGCGTCGTATCGTTGCCGTCGACACGCTCCTGGCGCGAACAGGCGATCGATTCGAGATCGCTCTTCAGCACCTTCGACTGCATCGCCATCTGATGGGCGAGCTCGCCATTCTTACCGGCGGCGTCGGAGGCTTCCTGCGAACCGGAGACCGTCGCATCGCGCGACGAGATCTGAGTCACATTCGAGCGTCTGACGGTCGGCGTGCCGGCGCGCGCTTGCAGTTGGAATCCTTCCTCACGCGCATTGGCGAGATCGACGGTCGGCAGGTTCTCGGTCTGCCAATCGAACTGACGCGCCTTGACGGTGCGGCGGCCCGCCATCGATACGACCGGTGTGTCAAATGGGTCGAGGTTGTAGATCGAATTCGAAAGATCCTCGCGATTGCCTTGTGCCTTGTACGTCGTGAAGGCGTTTGTGACCATTGCCATTTGGGTGCTACCCCTCGGTATTCAGCATCCTTTCGAATGTGGCTTCGAGATCTCCTCTCGCATCACCACGGCTCACACGACGCTCGGCCCGATCAAACGCGCGCGACACATTCCGAGGGGTAGCGCCGTTGCGTTTTCCGGGCGTGAAACCTTGCTTCACGGGCTTGGGTTTGGCGGCCATCATCCTCAAATATTTTGAGGCCCAATTCAGAATGGTCACCGCGCGAGCGTCGTAGAGCGTGTTGACCTCGTCATCTGAATAGCCGGCCGACTGGGCGGTGCGACGCATACTGTCATGGTCACGCCGCCAAACTTTTTCATCCTTCCATTCGGGATGGGTGGAGGCGAGTTGCGCGCGGTTCGCGTTGGCGAAGTTGTGCAACTGCCGAACTTCTTCTTGCCGCTGGCGCTGCTGCATCGCGGAAAGATAACCGCGGACGCCCTCGCGCTTCTGCTGCATCTCGTCCCATTCGACCTTGAGCGTCATGGCGCGGGTCGGATCGGCGCGGAACAGCGTCGGCCAATCGGGCTGCGGTACGAGCTCGTTCATCCAAGTGTCGAACTCACGCACCGCCTGCAAATGCTGCTGGTAATGTTCCGTCAGGTTCTGGCGCTGCTGGTTCGTCTCGCGCACGGCGAGGTCCAATTGCGAGAGATACTTGTGAAAAGTCTTCTCACGCATACCGGAGCGGATCGCTTCGCTGAGCGGGAGCTCGACCTCCTCGCCGTCGATGGTCGTGCGAATGACCTGTTCAAGATCGAGATCACCGGCGCGCTGCGGCTCCTCCTCGACCTCCTCCTCGACCTCCGCCTCCTCCGCGTCGGACGACTCGTCCTCATCCACGTCCTCGTCGTCGCGAACTTTCGGCGGCGGCTCGTCGGCGCCACCTTCTTGCTCGGAGCGATCGATTTCTTTTTGCGAGAAGAGATCGTCGATCGCCATCTTGGCCGGCGCCTCGTCGTTGTCGCGCGTGGCGCGCTTCGACCGCGACGGCGTCTCTGAATCCATTGCAGCCTGGAATGCGTCCGTTGTGTCGGACATGCCTTCCGTCGCCATCACACCCGAAGCCGGTGAATCACTCATGCGCGTTGTCTCTGCTTGAACTGATGTTCGTCGATGTAGTGCTGAAGCTGACCCGAGACATCGTCGAGCACCTTCAGCTTGGCATGCGCGATCGTCACATTGGGTGAGCCGATCGTCAGACTTTCGAGCTCGGCCCGATAAGCGGCGCGCAGATCCGCGACCGCCAATCCGTAGATCTGCGAACCGAGCACGGAGCGCGCCTCCTCGGCGCGCTCTTTATGGCCCCAGAAGTCCGGCTGGAGGTCCACTGGCTTCTCCACTGTCAGGCAATTGCGGTGGCCCATGCCCGAGCGCCGAGCGCAACGGCAGAGGCGGTGTCTTTGGACCGGAGGCTGGCGGCATCGCGGGAGGGGACGCCCCAGCCTCCGGCGGCATTCCTGGCATGCCCCCGCCCTCGCCCGATGCCGAACCTTCGGGCGAAAGGGGTGGAATACGAGGCGCCGTCCACAAAGCCTTGATGGATGCCGTGTCGACGGCAGCGCCGTAGCGGGCATCGATCTCCGCGGCTTTGAGCATTTGATCGCCTTCGAACTTGTCACGATCACGATCATCCTTGAGGCTCATGTCCTCAACCTGCGTGCGCGCCTGCGCCAGCGTCTTGACGACCTCCGCGCGGACCTTGTCGGCCTCAGCGCGGGCGAGCACCATGTTCGGATCTTCCTTCTGTTGCAGTTGCTGCTGGAACTGCTGCATCGCTTCCGGCGTGATCGCCTTGAAGTAGCGTGAGCAGTTGCGCATGCCGGCGATCTTCAGCGTGTCCTCGATGGCATTGCGCCACTCCATCGGCGTTACCATCGGATTCATCGGACCCAACGTCTGCATCGCGAGCTCCTGCTTCGCGATGATCATGTTGAGCATCTGATAGCGATCCATGTCCGAACCGCGGCCCATGGCCGGGTTGGGCACGCAGCGCATCGTCGCGTCGAATTGCGAGGGGTTCACGGGCACGTAGGCGCCGCGCAGTTCGATCACCCGTTCCGGGGCCGGATTGTCGGTGACCTCCTGCAACAGCCCACTCATGAAATCGACCATGAAGGTCGAGGCCATGGTCCTGCACACCAGTTCGATGCGCTCCTGCGCACCCGTGACGATCATGTCGACGCCCTTCATGGTCGTCGACTGCAAGGCTTTCGGATCGAGCCCCTGCGATTGCGGCGTGATGCCGGTGCGGGCCATGCGTAAAGCATCGAGGCGATCCATCATCGCGAATGCACTATCGCCGACGAACGGCATCACGAACTGTCCGATCGCCTGCGGGTTCTTGACTCGGATGGGCGCGCCGATCGCGGCGTTGAGGACATCGTCCCAGTTGACTTGGTTCTCGACGCCCCAGATGCGCGGGTAGATCGAGCCGGCGAGATTGTCGAGCGAACCGCGCAACAGATTCGAGCCGATGACCTGAAGATCGAAAACGAGCTCGGAGATACTGTGCCCGACGATCGAATGCGGCTCCGGATCGCAGCAGCACAGCGCCATCTTGGCGCGCGTCGCCGGCTGATCCATGATGATCTGCGCATCGTCGCCGATGACACAGATATGTCTGAGCTCGGCGATGCCGTCGCCGTCCTTGTCGACGCGAATCCAGTATTCGCCGTAACGCACGACCGCTTCCATGGAGTCCCGGCCGAACGGCGAATCTGACCCTGGGTTACGCAACATGCGCTCTTCGGTAAAACGAAGATCGCCGCCAGAAAAATCTCGATGCTGCTCGATGGTCTCGACCGGCACGCCCTTCTTGACGAGTTCGGTCTGCGTCACAAAACGCTCCTGACCGATCAGCGCCGCATCGGTGACGCAGGTCGCGTGCCGCGAGATCCGAATCTCGTCCGGCGGCACGGCGATGCAGCGATGCGCCTTGGCGCGCTTGGTGCGCCGAATGGTCAGATCGAAAGAGGGAATGATCTCGCCCTGCGGCCCCGGCTTCGGGGTCATCTTCATGTCGACGACCTCGACGCCGCCCTGCGAGATCACGAACTGGCGCTCGTCGACCGAGAGCCCGGTGTACTGCTCCTGCACCGGATCGGAATTGTCGTCGGTCCACCAGCGCACCGCGCCCATGCCCTTGATCATCGAATCCTTGAACACGTCCTGCAACAGCATGTAGCCGTTGTTGTCGTGCATCAGGACGTACTGGATGTAGTCGTTGGCCTGTTCGGCGATCGGCGCCGAGGCTTCCGACATCGGCAGGAAGTTGGTCGGCGCGTCCTGGGCGGTGAAGATGCGCATCACGCCCGGCAGCATCTGCAAAATTGTATCTCTGACCTCGGTCTTGACGATCGACGACTTTCCTTCGCCCTCGATCTCCGGAATCATGCCGAGATACAACTGCATGCCGGCGACCCGGCGCGGCATCAGGACTTCGGCGCAGAATTCGCGCGCGTCGGAGATCATCCCACGCACGCGGGCGCCGTAATCGTTGTCGAGCTCGCCCGGAGCGGCCTGACCGCTCGAATCGGGGGTCAGGTTCTCGAAAAGCGTCTCGACGGGAGGCCCATCGGCCGCAGAAAAGGGATTTGCCGCCATGGACTAACCGCCTTGGCCTTTAAATCCCCGATTGTCAAGGGTTTAAAACCTAAGCGAGGCCAGGAATCCGCCATTTCTTGAATTTATCACCCCACGACGAGGTCGAAGAGGACCAACCCATGACCTGATCGAAGCCCATCGCCAGATAGCGTAGGGCATCGGCATAGTGGGAAGCCCAGTTGTGGAGGGGCCGGGCATGGGCGGTGCCCAGCGTCAGGGCGGGGGCCGACTGATAGGCCTTGACCGAGATCAGGCCCTCCTCGCAGGCGTCCTCGTTGAACCAGCAATCGGCGAGAAACGTGCGCGTGCCGGCAATGCCGTCATCGACGGAATGATCGGGGCAGAGCGTGACCTCGATCCCCAACTGCTCAAGGATCTCGTAGCGGGCGCGGCCCGTGCCCATCTCGCGCACCTTCACGTCATGCGGAAGAATGTGCCCGACGTAATTGTAACCCCGCAATTGTAGCGCTTTGACATAAAAATCGAGACCCTTGCCGGTGTCGGAGAGGCAGTCGATGATGTGGATCTCGCGTCCGATTCTTTGTGCAAACCAAATAGACGTATGATCGTGCATCCCCAAGTCCCAGGCCGTGACCACGCCAGCGCGTGAATCATACGGCACCTTGGTGATGCGCCCCTGCGCCTGAAGATCGACAATGATGTCGCCATAGTAGGATCCCTCGACCGGCGCATCGAACGAGACCAAGAGCTCGCGCGCAAACTGGTTCGGCGTCATGCTCGTCTTCATCTCGGCGACCTCGTCGGCGTGCAGCGCCGTCGTCTGCGTCACCGGGATATCGAAGCAGTCCCAGGTGTCGGCGAACTTCTTCGCGTGCTCGTGGATTTCGAAGAAATGGTCCCTCCCGGCCGGGGTGCCGCTAATCAGCGCGAAGCCGCCGTAATCGGCGAGA